CATCTTGTCCAATTGTAGCCTCAATAGTTTGAGTTTTTTTTCAACTTTGAGGTTCTTGGCGTCTACGGCTATTTTCAACATCTGCCCTGCACTGGAAAATATTTCGCCTGCGTGTTTTATTTCAACATTCATGCCGAGGTCCTGCAGATCCTTGTGGGCCTGAATGGCCAATCCTGCCAATTCATCCATTTCGTGATCATGCTGATCATAGCCGTCCATTTGGTCAAAATGCTGCTCAAGGTCCTTGGCCTGTGCCAATGCAGCTTCAATTTCCTGTGCTGTATCAGGTGATACTTCTTCCATACCAGGCAGGTTAAATGCCTGCTGGAGTTTGTCAAACTTTGCGCTCATGTGGATATTTATGAGTTAAATTTGAGGCAGCAATTGCTGAACTGGGACTATTTCCAGGCTGATGGCAGTCTGATCAACGCTTGCGGTTGTGCACACCTTTTTTGACAAAAATTTGATCTTCAGTGAGTATGCGGAAATTCAAACCATTTTTCTTGCAATACATCATAGCTGCACCCCATTTGGCAGTGTTCAACAACACTGCTGCTTTGTCGCGCTTGCTTTTGGCATTTTCAGCCATGGCTTCTTTGGCTGGTTTTACTTCTACCAATTCAGCACGTTGTTGGCCAGTCTTGTCTTTGTAGACAATCAAGAAATCAGGTATGTATCTGTGCATTTTGCCATCTAGTGGACTTTTATAGGGAATGGCTATGCTTTCACTAGCCCAGTTGATGACATTTGGATGTTGATCCAACATCATCATCACGCGATTTTCCCAACTGGACCTAAACGTTGGATTGGGATTGCCAACCAATTTGTGTGGGTTTTTTGGTATGAATATACCAGTGCTGTATTTACTCATGCCTGTTCAGTCAGCGCAGCGGCAATAGATCCGCGCAGCGTGGGATTATTTTCCCAGACTGGCGCTGTGTTTATAGTGGCAACACCTATTTGTGATCCCACCGGCGACAGTGAATTATAGGCCGATAGAAATGCCGATGTCACTCCATTAGCATCAAACAGGGCTCCAATAGGAATCCCCTGTGTTGCAGTGACATATGCTGCTACACTGGCAATGGCTTCAACCAGAGCCTGTGGTGCTGTGGTATTGGCATAATAGCCCCTGGCCAGTGCCAGTGCAGTGTTGGATAATTTTGGGTTCTTGCTGGTGATGGGGTTATTGAGTATTGCTGAACTAACAGGTGGTAGATTTAACACCTGCCCAGTAATGGTATTGACATATTGAAACCCACCGCCAGCTTGAGTAATGGCTATTTGGCCGCTTTGCTGTGCTATCTGCTGCTGTATCGTTTGTTGGGTGAAATTTGCTGCCATGTTGCTTCCAGATTTTAAAAATTATAACTTCCGCCAAAGCTCACCTGTTGGTTCAAAGTGGTAGTGGCTGCTGTCTCTAGTGGAACCTGTGTAGTAGGATTAGACAGAGATGCTGATGCATTTGCAGTTGCCTGTGCTGCGGCCTGGGCTGCTTGTGATACCTGAGCAGGTCCAACCCCTGTTAAAGTTGGTGTATTGGCACTGGGATTTGATATGTTGTTGCTGGGTGTAGTGATTTGAGTGGTGGTGTTTTGTACAGGTGAAAGAGCGGATGTGAAAATCCTCGGAGAGGCATGAGGCCCAGGTGTAGGTGGTGTCAGGGGAGGATTTATAAAATCTGCTGGTGTAAAACCAAAATCCGGCATGAATCCCAGTGTGGTATTGGTATTGATTGGAACTCCAAACGCAAGGTAACGTATTGCTTCATATTTGAATGAAACGTTGACCTCTTCTGGTTCACTGGAAGAGTAATCAAGACTTTGCCAGTCAATGGCGGTGATTTTGGGGTTGACGTAACTCCACGCTGTGTAGGTATTGGCATACAGAACATAGACTATAATACTGGTAAAAAAATTAGTGTCGTTGTTGACCAGCGGTTGGAAGCCCCAACCGCTGTCCCACTGCATGTTGGGGTTATAGGGAGACTGTTCGTAGGGTGCTGCAGGTGTGGCATTGTTTGGATCATCTCCAGTTTTTTTCCTGCTGTCGGCAAAGTAAAAGGTAAAATAATCCACCCAGGTTGCCAAAATACTGTCATCTACGGTGTCATGTAGTCTCACTGTCATGTCGCCGTAGTCGACCTTTTTGTAAACTAGAACCTTTTTATTATATTGATTCAACTCGTCAACCTGCAGTGTAACCTTTGGCTTGTCAACTGTTTTGACTTTGAATGAGATGCCTCTTTCATTGCCGTAATTGGACAATTTGGCTGATGGCGGTAACATCTGCTGTGCAGATGGTCCCAGCACAAATTGTACATAGAATTCAAACTTGATGCGAGGAATGGCCTGCATTACACTACCGGGTACATTGGTACCAAAGGCTCTGCTGGCGATCTGTGGCGACTGCAATATGATTGTTGTCATGTAGATATTTACCAAAGAAAAAAGCGGAGAGCAATCTCCGCTTTTTTTGCTGTCACAAGGGTAAAGAAAATTTATTAGCCTGCAGCGTTACTTGCAGGATCTCTCACTGGAAGCGGAATATTTGCCTCATCGCCCTGTGTTGCGTTATCGTAACGTATAGTCAGGGTTATCATTACCGGATCAGAACTGCTATAGTCAAGACTGTCATATTGGGCCTGTTGTATATAGCAACCCTCAAGATACCATGATTCGAGACTGGTTGCCGCTTGTTCAGAAATTGTCCCATCTAGAACATTAATATACATCTGAAATTTGAAGTCAGAGCCAGCTGCCGCCGCACTCTGAGTATAGTGGTTCATCTGTCGTTGGAGTTGAAAACTTACTGCACTGGTGAGTTCGTTGGTTATATCATCCCGCAGAGTCAGTTCTATTTCGGTCCATTCAGGTTTTTGCGGAATATAAACAATATTGTTGTAACTATGCAATGCTGTGCTGTTGAACTGTAGACTTGGTCGTGCACATGTTACAACCTGTCGTGTAAGTATTCGCGTAGACCCCGGCGAACTATCAGCAAAATTGGTAAGTTCGATTTGGAACCTATTTTTGAGTTTAGGCATCAGTAGGCCAAACCCGCCATTCCCAGGGCCCTGTCCATTTGGACCAACTGGGACACCAAAGTTGCTTAAAGTAGTTAATCCTGGATTTTGATTTTGGACGATAGCCATTTTGATTCTCCTTGTGCGTGAAACTATTTATGCTATTTGTCTTTTTTTAAATCACCCAAAGTTTTGGATCAATACAGATTGAATATCATCAACGTTCCTATTATCATTAAGCCATGTCTGAAGTATCTGTTGACACTAGCTATCTCTGTGAACGACTGAGCAGCAATAACATATCTGCCAATCAATGGCAGGACATATGCCAATTTGTAGAAGTTCAAAGACTCAGGCATCCTGATCATCCTGCCATAGACAATATGTTGATCGATCACCAAGCAGGCCTATTGTTCAACATCAAAAACCAATTGAGATGGACCAAAGACCAAGGTGAAATAACCATTTTAAGGCATGGCAATATCATGATAGGCATCAGCTGTGTTGAACATACAGCAATTGCGCCCCAACTCACCATTGGTGGCATCAGATGCTGGCTAGATGATCAGCATCGGCAACACAACCAAGTTACTAGATATCTATTGTCCAGCAATCTATTGTGGAGTCAATTGCAGAATGCTGCAGCAATGATGTTGACATTTAACGATTACAACAAGCAGATTTATGATGCTATTGTGAGAAAATCATCTGCCAAGGCCGCTGGTCTTGGCAAGGTCTGGAGCAGCTGGTGGAATGACTGTTTGGCGATACCAAATCCTGTCAACATTAGACACACACCGCAGTGGTGCGTGTTAAAACCACTGGATCATTATCAAACCCTTGTTATAGCAGAGGCCTTGATCAAAACATGAGATACGTATATTCTGCATATGAATTGACCAAAGCCAATCATCTGCGTTACTGGTTCAATTGGCAAAATCAACAACTGCGCCGCAGTCATCCTTACGAAGTCGCCCACTGCTGTATCGGCGATGCTGAGGTCGACAACGGCGGTTCTTTTGTAGAAAGTCTCATGGCCACGGCAAAAACTCTGCATGCGCGTCATGGCAACGACCTGCGGTTCTTTCTCAGTGGCGGTCTAGACAGCGAGGTAGCACTGCGTATGTTTCACCAGCAGGGTCTCGCTGTGGACGTGGTGGTTTTAGAATTCACAGATGATCTCAATCGACCAGATGTTGACTCTGCACAGACCCTGTGTGCTGAACTTAATATACTTCCAAAGATTGTTACCATAGATCCTGTGGCATTTTTCCATTCAGGAGACTGGCAGCGTATTGCCGAGACCTATCAATGTTATACGTTTTATCAACAACTGTTGTTGTCAATAGCCGAACGATCACCAAAGCCTATGATAACCATAGATGAGATAGAAATACAAAAACATCACAACAATTGGTGGTTGGTAAAAAAAGAAGATCAAGACGGCTGCTGGCATCGGTTTGTTGGTAAAACTGGTATACTTGCATATAATAATTTCTATACCTATGATCCAACTACAATCCTGCACTTTTTGCAATCGCCCACAGTGGACGATTTGATACATGACCGTATTCCAGGCAAACTGGGTTGGACCAGCAGTAAACACAAAATATATACCGAACTCACAGCATTTGATATGAAAAAAAGACACAAAAGACATGGCATGGAAAAGATGACGCACATATGGGAATATGTCCAGACCAAAACCAGTCTGATACTACATGACGATCCTGCAGAATTTCTTTTTGATGCCAAACTGCTGTTGAATAATCTGCAAAACAACAGGAGTATGACATGCAATATAGCATGAGATGGTTGCAGCATGGCGAACGTCACAGGATACAAGCCCTGAGTGACCATGTGTATAAAAATGAAAAAAACAATTATCCCAATGCCTTAAATTCTGCAAAATCTTCACTTTTTGATCTGTTCTTGATCCCAGCAAACACAGTCGACAGCGATATTCGACGAGTATTAGGAGTGTTCGATGATTCTGGCCACTTGATAACTGCAGTAGGTGCTAGGTCCCTTAAGACATATCCCTGTTGGTATCTTTCTTGGACCATAAGTGAAGTACAAACCA